ACAAAGTTCAAGCTTTTGAAAACAGAAATAGTAATCAACAAAGCGTAGTTAACTTGTCAATTACAGGCGATGTATCTCGTCAAACAAGACAAGAGATTGTTAAAATGCTACCTCAAATTTCTGCGGGGGTTAATGCAACTAATAAAGAAAATAATTTTAAATATCGCAGATAATAACTTAACTAGGTCACTCTTCGGAGTGGCCTTTTTTATCAAAAAAGTCGGTTAAAAAAGTGAGAAAAACAAGGCATCTATAATGAACTAATAAGTTCAGTAAACCAAGTGGAAACCAGAGAGGAAATCCAAATGAAAACTTTTATCGCATCTATTATTACTACTATTGCACTTACTACTACTGCTTCTGCTGGAATATGCAGCTGGGTAGAAAAAGTTGACATTGCTGGCTCTGTTAAAAGTTCAGCTGTGTTGTCCGGCGGTATTGCTTTAGTAGCTACCGGAAACCCTGCTATTGCAGTTGTTAACGGCGCGGTTACTGGCGCAGTTGTTGGCGGCAGTCTTTTAGCTGTAGACGGTACGTGTTATGTTTTTGACGAGTACGATGTTGCAGAAAACACTTCTGAGTTTGTATATGATACTTACGCATCTGCTTCAAACTTAGCGTCTGAGCTTGAGCAGAAATTTGTTAACTATTTCTATAATGAAAATAGTGAAGCTTAATATGAAAAGGTAGGCGGCTTCGGTCGCCTATTCAACGGGCTTTGTAGCAAGGAGTTAAACAATGCAAGCTTTCTTTGAAAACGAAATCATTTGGGCAATTCTATTTGGTTTTGCTTTGAGATTTTTATTTATAATACTTTTCCAACTTACTATTGGAAAACCTTTTAACATAAAACTACCTGCATTACCTTCGTTTCTTGGGGTAGCAGCAATTGCTTATTACTTTCATTTTTCAGAAGAATATGCTGATATGGAATTTATAAATGGTTTTGTAATGATTGGCTTGTTTATGCCTGAATTATTTAAAGCTACTTCATCTTTAATTACAACGTCAACCAAGAGGAGAAAAACATGACTGTTGTTTTAAGACTATATAGAGGCACAACTCGTGCCGAGGCTCAACAATTGCTTGAGGGTAAACAAGTACGTTCTGTGACTCATTGGTGTGAGTCATATGAAAAAGCTGCTATGTACTCTAAAGGTGCAGTAGTATGTTTGGTCTTTGATGAGGTACCTCCTCATTTAGTGTCTGTGCAAAATTTGTGTGAAGGCGATAGTATTCATGGTACGTTTACTGAATACAAGCCTACTAAAGACTTTTTTGAGTCTTATCTGCACTGTTGGGCAGAAGATGATTCTTACGTCACCTTTACGGGTGGCGATAAGAAAACTATTGTTGAAATTGAATCTGAGATGGGGGTATAAATGGAAAGTTGGGGAAAATATTTGTTAGCTGTTTACCAACCTTGGTCTGATGATGATATCTTGCAAGAAATAAAACATTGGAAAGATAAAATAGAATATACAGATGCTTATGACTCTGTTTCTAAATATCGTTCTAAACTTAAAGAACTAGAGTTAGTTCAATACTTTCGCATTGAAGAGGAAAAAGAAAATGGCTAAATGGTATTCTGATCAAATGCGAATTCATCACGAAACTTGTAAAACTAAAGATTACAAGGTATATCATTTTTTCTATACTGGCCACACTCAAGGCTGGTATGGAAAAAGCCCTCGTTGGGGTTATATAGGTATTTGCCCATATAACACTGATGATGATATTATTCAACGTTACATATTAGAGTTACGTGAAGTAGGTTTAGGTCTTAGATCTAAAAAAAGATTTGTTCTTCAAATGCTAGAAAAGTTTTGGAAGAAAGAACAAATAGGTTTAAAAGTACTACATAAAGGTCTTTCTCGTAGAGAAGCACTAGATATGGAAAACTTTTATCGTCCTGAAGGCTATACTATGCACAAGGACAAACGAATATGGAATGAAATCGCTGGTGGATAAAGGAGCAAGTGCATGACCCAGTTTAATGAATTTTACACCGTAATGCCTGAAGATACACATGAACAAATTCTAATGGATTTTGGAGACATTGAAGTATCAGTAGTAAAATGTTCTTGGACTTCTAGTCCTTGGTATGAAGCTTCATGGCACAATAAAGGCAAATCTAATTGGGCAAATCCTGTGTTTATGGAAACCCTTGATGATTTGTTTAGTTATATGAACAGTCTTACTCGTCAAGAAGTAATCAAGAAAGGAATGATTGACTAATGTTTATTGCTATATGGAAAACTGATGATGAATTTTCTGATAATACTGTAAGACAATTTACAAGTATTGCAGAAATTAAAGAGTGTGTTATTGTAGATTCAAGTATAAAATCTTTACCTGATGCTATAATAGAAGTAAGTAATGACTCACTTACAGTTGTAAATGAGTTTATGATTAGCTTAGAAACGGAAACTTTGTAATGATACTTACAGCAGCAGCCACATGTTTGGCTTTAAATATCTTCTTTGAAGGTAGAGGTGAAGACTTAATGGGAAAAGTAGCTATTGCAGAAGTTACTATGAACCGCGTTGAATCACCAAAACACCCAGACAATATTTGTGCTGTTGTCTGGGATAAAAAACAATTTAGTTGGACTCATGATGGTAAACATGATGACCCTACTAGGTTTACAGCTAAAGTCGATCGTATAGCTTGGAGAGACAGTCAGTTGATTGCTCAAATGGTTATCGATAACGAAATTACTTTAGATGTAAAAGGCGCAACTCACTATCATGCAGACTATGTAAAACCTTATTGGGCTAGACATCAAACTATGCTGTTTAAGCTTGGTAAGCATATCTTCTATAAGTGAGAAAAATAACGCATCTATAACGAATACTATAAAGGGTTAAATATGACTAAGAAAACACCTGAGTACTATGAAGCAATGTCTTTTTCAAATTTAGTGAAAGCTATTGATCAACAGTGGTCACATACTTATGTTGACTACTCTGAAGATTGTCCTGACACGACAGTTGAAATGGAAGAAATCTTTGATGCTATTGCAGAAATGCAAGGTGACTTTGATACTCCAACGTGAAGCACTACATACTCTTTTCGAAGAGTATTTTGAGTTTCATGGAAACTCCTCCCTGTGTAGTTTAACTTGCCCATTGCTTGCAGTGGGTCTTTTCAGCTGCACAGCTGATATCAACCCTAGCTAGGAGAACTATAATGACTATTTCTAATACACCGACTATCGCTGAACTTACAAAGAGCTTTAACTACGTGATTAAACATGGTCAACCTTACTATTTTAAGACTAAAACAAAAGGTTGGAATAATGGCGATCGTGTAATTGCAGCAAGCCGAGTAGTTAATGGTGAAAACATTCATAGCGTAGCCTTTGAAGTAGGTTGCTGTGTAAAATCAATTCGTAACTGGATTAAAACACTTGATACAATTAATCCTCGTTTAGAAGGCTAACAAAATTTCCCTCACCCCTTCGGGGGTGGGGGTTTTAAATTAAACTTTTTTTTTTTTTTGAGAAATATAATGCTAACAATTATTACTATTTATTTAATTGTCGTAATGATAATTGAAAACAAATAATAATTGTTAATAAAGTTCCTCACAAGGGAAGCAATAGCTTAATGCCCTAACTAAAGGAAATTGACATATATGGAAGAAAAAACTATTCTAGACTTACTAACTGAAGATCTGGAATATCGACAAAAATCATTAGATAAGAGACAATCAGCAAGTTTCTTAGACACAATGTCACCTAGAGATATTATTGAATTTTCTTACTCACACATACTAAAAGGTTTAGAAAGGAAAGCAACTCTAGTAGAAGTCGCATCTAGCATTGGCAGACGACTTAGACAAAAACTTAGACAAAAACAAAACAGTGTACTAGACGTTCAAGGTGGATGGTTTGTAATCATAAGCTACATTGAGCTAGGTATACTAGGCTATCGTAAAAAGCATACTTACAAGAACGGTAAAAAAGATAAACATAGATCTTATTTTTTGTTTGCTAAAGATTGGAAAGCTATTAAAGAGCTTATGGACTTAGTAGACATTGAAAAATGTGATATGTTTCCAGTTAACACACCTGCTGAAAATTGGCATAAAGATCCGTATCACGAAGTAACAGGTATAAGTGTAATCAAAAAAGGCTATGAAGCAGCTCTCGATCACTTTGAAAATAGTGATATGACTTATATTGTAGATACTCTTAATAGACTTAATCATACAGGTTGGCGTATAAATAACTTTGTATTTGATACCTACAAAAAGTGTATGCACTCTGAAGTTAATCCATTTAAGTTTACTAAAGAAATTGATCCAATTAAACGGGCTTCGTTAATTATTGAAGCAGAAGCTATTCAGAGGCTTGCAGAGAAGCACATAGATAAAGCTTTTTATCACTTGTATAACCTTGATTTCCGAGGCCGCATTTACCCTAACACAGCCTTTTTACATGAGCAGTCTAGTGACAATGCTAAAGGCATTTTAATGCTAGACGAACCCGTACCATTAGGTGAAAATGGTGTGTATTGGCTTTATGTACATACTGCAAATATTTGGGGTAATGATAAAGTAAGTCTTGACGATCGAGTACAATTTGTTATAGACAATGCAGAAACATTTATCGAGTATGCTACAAATCCATTAACAAGTACTGGCTGGATGAAAGCAGATAAACCCTTTAGCTTTCTTGCAGCTTGTCATGAAATTAAAATGTTAACAGAGTGGGAAGGAGATATAAAGGATTTTCCTTCATGTCTTCCAGTTTATATTGATGGCTCTAATAACGGCGTACAACACCTTGTAGCTATGTCTCAAGACGATGAAGTAGCACCTTTGGTTAATCTCGTTCCAAGTGAAATTCCTGGAGATGTCTATATGTTTATAGCAAAAAAGGTATGGGAAAACTTAGAACGTAAACGAGATACTTCTGTCGAAGATCAATTTGAAGAAGTATTTAACACAGCTGTTACTATGCAAAGAGAGTATGAAAATGCTCCTGATAAGTCTGAAAGAAAGTCTGTAGCATTTAAAGCTGCTCAAACATGGCGTAATCAAAACCGTGACCTTAGAGAAAAATTATTTCCGACATACTGGTTGAACATTCAAGATAAGAAAATTCAACGTAAGACTGTTAAGAGAAATGTAATGACTCTAGGCTATGGCGGTACGTCTTACGGTATGGGCCAGCAGGTCATAGAAGACACTAGAGATATATCTACCTATCTAAGAGATAAAGAGCATCTCTGGGGCGCACTCCTTGGCGCTCTGGTGTATAAGACCTGTTATGAAGAACTTAAGGGGCCAGCAAAGCTACTTAAGATGTTTCAGAGTTTAGCAGAAAGAGCTAACAAGAAAAAAGTTCATATGAGTTGGATTTCTCCTATTACTGGATTTCCTGTTGTACAAGCTTATCGAAAGCCTACTAACAAGCGCACAGAGCTTAAGTATGGCGAAGATATTCTTAAAGTACAGCTTCAAGTATGGGAAGAGACAACTGTAAATGAAACTAAACAAAAGACTGGTGCTGCGCCTAATGTAGTTCATAGTCTTGATGCCGTACACTTAACTATGTGTATACATGATGCAGACTATCCTACTACTGTAGTGCATGATTCTTTTGGGTGTCATGCAGGTAACATGGATAAAATGTTTTATCATGTAAGAGAAAAATTTGTAGAGTTATATGAGAGCTTGCCTCTTGAAAATATTCTGCAGCAATTAGAATCCGAAGACTTAATTCCAGAGAAAGGAAATTTAGATGTCAGGGACGTCCTTAAGTCGGACTTTGCCTTTGCTTAAAGAAGGCAGCATTATCCGAATAAAAGCTTTTGAAACAATGCCAGAAATACCAACTGCAACCGTTACTGATGTCTTTGAGGACGGTTTCGGTGCTATGTGTTCTGGTGTAAATATGTGGGAGTCTGATGACGATTTCTACATGGAAATGTACGATGATAATATCGATGAACTAGTTGATATTATTAAATAAAAAATACCTGACGTTAAAGAACATTTGTTCAAATAAAACTTAATTTACATATATCCAAGAGGAAAATTATTATGGCTATTCTTAACAATGTAGAACTATTCTTTGCTAAACTTGACCCTAAAAAGCCTAATGCACGGTTTGATGCTAACAACCCTACATGGGAAGTTCAGATTCGTACTCGTGATAAAAAGCAAGCTAAAGAGTGGAAAGATCTTAACATCAACGTTAAACCTGATGAAGATGATAAAGGTATATTCTACAAAGCAAATCTTAAGAAGAAAACAAAGAAAGCTAACGGAGAACCACAAAATCCTGTTAATTTAGTAGGCGGTAATTTGACTGCTATTGATCCTAATATCTTAGGTAATGGTTCAATAGGTAATATTCGTATTTATCAATATAATTATGAAGTAGGTGGTCGTAAAGGCGTAGCTTCAATGCTAACGGATGTTCAAGTAACTACTCTTAAAGAATATACACCAAAGCCTCGTGAAGACGATTTTGCAATGGTAGAAATGGAAGTAGTAAAAGTAGCAGATAACCAAGTAGTAGATGAAGATCAATTCTCATCATCAGATGAGCTAGAAGACGACTTGTCATTTTAATTAACTTAGGGAGAGATTCAGTTTGGGTCTCTCCCGATTTTATTAAGGAAATTAAATGATTTCTGAAATAAATTTTTGGATTCCCTATATTATTAGTCAGTCAATTATTGTGCTAGCATTATTTGCTTTACCTGTAACAATAGTAGTTTGGATTTATAATATTATAAAAAATTACATTAAAAGAAGAAAATTATAATGTATTACAGAAGAATATCAAATGGAATTATTGTCATTCATCACTCTGATAGTAAAAGAGAAATTACTTGGGGTAGAACAATGAATGTTAGCCTAGAAACAGTAGACATGTGTATTGCAATGTTAAACAACTATGAGGTAATGAGAAAAGATGGAACTGTGTAGAGGTGTATATTTAGCTGGGCCTATGGCTGGTCTAACAGCTCAAGACATGAAGTCATGGAGATGGTATGCTCATGATAAATTTAGAGATGCTGACATTAAAGTTCTTGATCCTACTAGACGTATTAGCTATCATGAACAAATACTTAATGATAAGGGATTAGATCGCAATATTGCTAACAGAATCTTTAAACAAGACTTAAGAGATATAGCCCGTTGTGAAGTATTGCTTGTAGATATGCGAGACATTCCAGGAGTTAAAGGCCAAGGTACTGCTGCGGAAGTAATGTTTGCTCATATGAAAAACAAGGTAATTATTATGTGGGTACCTCCTATCGATACTTTAAATCCTTTTATGACAGCAATGGCAACAGAAGTTCATGAAACACTAGATGAAGCAGTGGAGGCTTGTATTGAACATGCGGGATGAAGAAACTATAGAAGAATTTTATTATGAAATTGAAGTTAATGGTGGATTTTATGATTATTCTTCAAGCGTAGATAAAGCCGAAGAAATAGCAGAGATGCTTATTAAAGAAACTGATATAGAGTCTATAGACATTTGGGAAGTTAATAAAAAATTAAAACTAGTAAAGGAGTATAATTCATGTGGATAATTAATATTGCAAAAAACTCAGGACATAATCCATATGATGAATACTCAATTCAATGGCGACATTATTTTAGAGTAGAAACAGACGACTTCTGGCGAGTTCCTAACATTAGAGATGAACTTATGTCTTTGTATAAATTTCCTGATTATCAAATTAGCGTTTACTCAACAAATTATTCTCGTAAAAAATTAAACGAGGAAGACATAGAAGGATTAAGACGTGAAGATTGAAGTATATTACAACTTACATAAACACTTATTTTCAGTTAAGTCCCGACAGAAAGATGACTACGGAAAAGTAATCCGTCATACTCTCGGTGTAGTGATTATATCACCAACGTTTGCTGTACGGCAATCAGGACGATTAAAAGTTTTAAAAGAAAAAGTAAAAAATGTACATGCTTTTGTACGAGGCGAAGAGCTATTAGAATACATAATCCCAAATGGGATTCGCAGGTTTGTTACTTATAATCCATATAAGCATGAACACTTTGTATTTACAGATACAGAAGAAAGAATTTATAGTGCAGATATGGCGGTTTTAACTCAAAGTGGCGGCAAGCCAGTTATAGAGGTTTTTAATGGACGAACTATCAGCTGAAGAATTAGATGATCTATATGAAGAAAGAGCAGCAATACTTGAATATGATGCTGGTTATCCTAGATACGAAGCAGAGCAAAGGGCAGCTCAAGTTTATGGCTTTAAAAATAGGTCTGAATTAAAACGTTATATACAAAAAAGGAAAGCTAATGCAATATAAGGTGTATCGAACTCCTGCTATGCAGAAGCCAGACTATGATGGAGAAGAATGGCAAAGAGCAATTGATTGTTGGTCTTACTGGCGCTCTAATCAACATAACCCTATTATTAAAGTTTTTGATTTTAATAATGTATTAGTTTATTCTGCTGACACTAAAGAATATATTGAAGATTGGTCGAGGTACTTATTGATGAACAGAGTAGAAAAACGTATTATGAAAGAAATGAAAGAAGTAGACTTTCACGGTGACTTTGACAAAATGTCAAATGACGATCAAGATGCTATTATTAATCCTAAGCATTATAAAATGATTCCTAAAGAAGCTTACGATAAGTTTCCTGAAGGCTTAGAGTATATAGATCTTATGGAGTATATTCTTAAACAGCATGAGGGCGTTAAAGCGCACTTACTAGGACATATATTTAAGTATGCTATGCGGTTAGGTAAAAAAGATGCTTCTTTGCAAGATGCTAAAAAGATTGAATGGTATGCTAATCGCTTGGTAAAAGTGTTAGAGGGTTCACATAAATGATATATTACACTATATCTGAATTTCTTGAAACAACTCAAGACTGTGGTTGTATTGATCTTTATTGGGAAGAAGTGCATAGTTCTTTTAACTTAGAAGAAATACGTAGTTATTTTCAAAAGATGAAGTCAGAAAAAAGAAGTGCGAGAGTAGAACGTACTGAAGTAATCATGGAGTACGATAATGAAACAAAATACGAATACGTGGCCTGATTTTGTAGAAAATATGGACTTTGGAGGTACTAAGATGTTAACTCAGGAAGAAATTGATAACTGGAATGCAGGGTATGATGAGCAAAAAGAAGCTTTTGAAAAAGTTAAACCAGATTTAAAAAGAGTACAAAAGTCTTTATCTTCTGCAATGCATTACTTGCATGAAACAGGAGACTATGAATCTCATACAGTCGATGAAGTATTTAAAAAGATTAATGATGCACATCTACTATTAGGGGACTTATTAGATGATTGATTATAGTTTTATTAAAAGAATAGCAAGAATGTATCGCACTCAACATCCAGATCATTCTATTGCTAGTGCAGTAGCTAAAGCGTACGAAGCATATGACTTTTATAGAGAAGCCGAAGTGGAGATAATGGATGAACAAACCAATAACACTTGAAAATTTAGAATTTGATTTAGGCAATGGTAAGTATTCTGAGTTGGCAAACTCTTTAGAATATTGGGCAGAAATGTTTTTAGACAATGACTTACATGATGAATATAATGAATGCCTTGCTTATCTTCTTTATAACATGTCAAAAGAAATGAGGAAAATTGATGAGGCTAGTCTTTGACATAGAGGCAGATAATCTTCTGCCAAAGCTGTCTAAGTTTCATTGTGCGGGTGCTATTGATGTCGATACTGGTAAAGAATACTGGTTTCGACCTCATCAGCTTAATGAGTTCTTAGAATTATTAGATAAAGCAGACACTATTGTAGCACATAATGCTTTTGGCTATGATATTCCTGCCTTAACTAAGCTAACAGGTTGGCAACCTAAAGCCACAGTACATTGTACTAAAGTTATGTCTCAAGTCCTTAACTATCGTAGGTTTGGATTTGGCCACTCTTTAAAATTGTGGGGTGAATTCTTTAACGATAATAAAGGAGAGTATTCATCGGGCTTTGAAGAGTTTAATGAAGAAATGTTTGTATACATGCAACAAGATGTTCGCCTTGGTACTAAGGTTTATAAATACTTGTTAAAAGAATTACAAACTTATGTTAAAAATACTAAATCAAAGGCAGTATTAAAAGCATTACGCTTAGAAATGAACCTAGACAGGATTATGGTAGAGCAATGCCAGAATGGTTGGAAGTTTGATAAATCAGCTGCAGAAGCGTTATTAGTTACAATTGATAATAAAATGAAGATTATTTCTGATTTTATTAACCCTAAACTAAGTGCTTCTGTAAAAGTAGTTGATCCTGATACAAAGAAAGAACACGAACCAATTACAGGAAAACGCTATGCAATCGAAAAGAAACCGACTTACACGAAATCAGGAAAACTTAGTTCGCACATACAGCGTTGGTTTGGGCTTCCTGATGGCACCACTGTTGATACTTGCCCCATTTGGGCTAGTTACTCTAGGATTGATTTTGTTATTGGTGACATTGGTAATACTGATACGGTTAAGCGTTACCTCTATTCAATCGGATGGAAACCGGACGAATGGAATTGGAAAAGAGTCAATGGAGAATTCATCAAGGTATCTCCAAAACTCTCCGATAATTCCTTGGAACCACTTGGGGAAGTGGGACAATCATTAATGGAGTATTATACTCTTAGATCTCGTAAGTCAATACTTGAAGGGTGGTTTGACCATGTGGATAAAAATAATAGGCTTCATGGCGATGTCTTTAATATTGGTACTCCTACTTTTAGACAGACCCATAAAATTATTGCTAATTTGCCTTCAGGAAAAGCCACTCTCGGACCAGAGTTCCGAAGACTATTTACTGTCCCTGTGGGATATAAGTTGGTTAGCGCTGATTCAGCCGCTTGCCAATTGCGTTTATTAGCACATTATATGGATGATCATAAGTTTACTGATACAGTACTTAATGGAGATATCCATCAAATGAATGCAGATATTATTGGCTGCACTCGTGATCAAGCTAAACGATTTATCTTTGCTTATTTGTATGGCGCTGGTGCTCAAAAGCTTAGTGGATATATTGATCAAACAGTAAGTCAAGCAAGATCAGCTATGCATCGGTATAAAAAAGCTTTACCTGCGTTAGCTAAACTAGTTGACAAAGTCAATGGGTTAATAGAAAGACAAGGGTTTATTCCAGGCTTGGATGATAGAAAAATATGCTTAGATCCTTCTGAAAGGCATAAGGCTCTTAACTATCTTATTCAAGGCGCTGAAGCAGTAGTTATGAAAGCTACTGTAGATCTTATTGATCAACGTCTAAAAGAAAATAAGATTGATTTTAAACACTTGTTGTTTTATCATGACGAGCATACTGTAGAAGTTAAAGAAAATGAAGCAGAACAAGCTAAAGAAATTATTATTAAATGCTTTGAAGATGCGCCTAAGCAGTATGGTATTAATATTATGACTTGTGGTGATTGTAAAATAGGAGATGACTACTATGACGTCCATTAGACCAATGACTGATGATGAAAGAAATAGAGCTAAAGAAAGAGCAATGGCTAATATGCATGACCCTTTTGGTAATTTTCCTAAAAAATCTTTAGAAGCTAGAGTAGAAGCTATTGAAGAATTTATGGAAGTTTTATTAGATAAACCTGAATACAAACATGCGTTAGAAGTTAAACGCATGAAGGCTAATGTAAAGAGGAGTATAAATGAGCACTACAAAGTCAAACCCAACTACACTGACTAAAGATCATGAGAAAGTTTTTAAAGCATGGGTTAAAGAGGGTTATGTTAACGATGACACAATAGATAACTATTTGTATTGGGTTGAAGATTGGTATCGAAAGGAAAAAGAAAAAGATGATTAAAAGAGTTCCTTTAAAATCAGGAAATGAAATGGATGCTTTTAGCAAATCTCGTAAATTTCTTAACTTTAAAAGAGGAGACTTGAAAAAGATTAAACGTGCTTATAATAAAAGACTTCGTAAGGCTAATAAGGAGACATGCCAATGAGTATTACTACATCTATGGAAGTTATGATTCAAAACCGTTTTAGTAAATTTTTTGAAGAGCTTAAATTTCAAGGTCTTGAGCTAAATCGAGATTTAATAAAAGACATTGAAGACGTAGAAGCTGATTGTATTGAAATTACAACAAGTCAAAACAGTACAGAAGCAGAAGAATGGTACGAAAACGGTTATGAGAGCGGCTTTGAAAACGGTCGTGAAATGGGTTATGACGATGGCTGGGATGATGGTTATACTGCTGCAAAAAAAGAGGACTATGAGTAATGTATACAGTAGAGTTTATTGATGACGATGCTGTTATAACTACAATGTCAGAGGATGATGACCAAGAAGACGTTCAAGTTATTATTGGTGATAATTCTACTGTTTTTGTTAGACAGTGGCAAGAATATAAAAACGAGTTTGATGTTGTAGTAATGACATTTCAACAACTACTTGATATTGTTGCAGCAGTTAACAGCCCTGAAGGTTTATTTAAATTAGAGCTTATCAAGGATAAAAGATGAATAAAATCAATAAAGAACTATATCAGAAACTAGCAATAGAGTTTTATGGTGATACTCACGTACATGCTCAAAATTTAAAGGCAGGTCTTCGTGAAGAAGTAGAAGAAGTATGTAACGCTACTAGCCGCGAAAACCTTATTGATGAACTAGGTGATGTACTATGGTATGTTACTATTTTAGCAGATAATGCAGGGCTAGAGTTAGGTGATGTTATGTTAGCTAATATTAATAAGCTTGAAAGGAGAGCTTTAAATGGAAAGTAAAGTACATAGTATAGAAGTAGTTTCTATTGATGAACATGAGGATGGCTCTGCAACTTTAGAGCTAGATCTTGACAAAGAAACTTTTGCTCAAATCTTTAACATGGGATTTCTTGAGTTAGTTCGCAGAGGTATGGAGACTGAAGAAAACAAAGAGTAAATAATACCTGACGTTAAAGAACAATTAAAGGAGCTATTATGTTAGCTATTGTTGATGGTGATGTATTACTATATATGAGTATATGGGGTGCAGAAACCAAAAAAGAAGCACGAGAAAACTTTGATAGTCTTTTTACTGCTATTTTAGAAAGCTTATTTACAAATGATTATGTCATGGCCTTAGGTGGCCCTGATAACTTTAGAGTAGACTTATACCCTGAATATAAAGCTAATCGATCAAAGTCAAAATCTACAAGACCAGACTGGTTCTTAGATTTGAAATCAGATGTTGTAAATGAATATGAAGGTTGTATACTAACAGATAATTGTGAAGCTGACGACATGATTCGCATTTGGGCTAATGAGTGTAAGCAATCTTATGTAATTGTCACTGTAGATAAAGATTTAGACTGCATTGAAGGTCTTCATTACAATCCTCGTAAAAAAGAAACTTATACAATTGACAGAGACTATGCTGATTATTTCTATTGGAAACAATTACTTATGGGTGATAGTGTAGATAATATCCCAGGTATTCCTAAAGTTGGACCTAAGAAAGCTGAGAAAATGCTTGAAGGTACAACACTACCTGCACACCGAAAAGAAATTGTTTGCAAAGCATATAATGATTTTTATAGTGAAGAAGGCCATGCTCATATGTTAGCTAATGGAAAGCTATTACATATCTGGCGCAAACAAGATGATCACTTTAACTTGCCAAAAGAAAAGTACAATGCCTATGTTAACAGATAAAGGCCACTGGGAATATAATAAAAAGTTTGATCCTAGTGAGTGGTTTGGCTTTGTATATTGTATAGAAAATTTAACTACTAAACAGTATTATATTGGAAAGAAACAATTTTGGCATGGCGGTAAAAAGAAATCTAGAACTTACGGAAAAGCAATGACATGGAAAACTTATATAGGTTCTTCTAAAGCTTTAAAACAAGACATTGGTAAGTATAAAAAAGATAACTTTAAATTTGAAATTGTAGATCTTTATAAAACTAAAGGTGGATTGTATTATGCAGAAGCTTATCTACAAATGTTATCTGATTGTATGACAGAATACTTACCGGATAATGTTACACCTAGGTTTTACAATAGACAAATTGCTGCTATTAGGTTTGTACCAAAAGAGTTTCCTACTACAAAAACCAAGAGGTATGTTAATGTATTAAAGAAAAGGTTTTTATAATGGAAGT